CACGCGCTGCCGACCGCGCGCAAGGTGCTGCCGTTTTCGCGCGCGATGCGCGAGGCGGGGGTGGCGCAATGACGTCCTGCAGCGTATGTGCCAAGCCGCACCAGCGCCCCACGTATGGCCGCGCCGACTCCTACTGCCACTGCTGCGTGGCTGCAGCGCCGACTTCCAACGATTCCCGCGAGGCCGCGTAAATGAGCGCTTCGAACCTTCCCGGGTGTATGCCTGGCCCTGGCGTTGATCTGAATCAGGACTACACCGGCGACGACTACGACCGTACCGGCTGCGTCGCCAGAATCGCCGTGACGCGGCACGGTTACATGCTCTCCATCTTCGCCCCCAACGGCGCGCGGATGGAGAGCTATAGCAGCGTCAAGCGCGCCGAAGACGTGGCCCGCATGCTGCGCGAGTGGTGCGAGGGCAAGGTGCCCCGGCTGCCAGCGCCGAATCAGTCGGAGCCGAAGTCGTGCGTGATCTCGTAAAGCTCGCCGAACTCGATGTTGATGGTCGCGGGCGTGGCGTTGTCGGGCCTGTACAGCCTGGTTTTCGCGCGGCTGAACGTCAGGTCGCCGTTGCCGAACGTGATCTCGGTGTCGTCCGGCAGATCCCGAATCCATTCGAGCTGGGCCTTCAGGTCTCCCAGCGTGATGGTCTTGAGTTTCATGGTGCGCTCCTGTGGTGATGAACATGGTGAGTTAGATCTCCAATTCTATCCGCATGGGGCGTGCCGCCCGTTTCCCTGTCTCACTGCACCTCCTATCGGGGAAGTTCGAGCCGGCTGTGGCGTTGGCTGCGGCCGGCTCACTTTTTTTGCAGGTCGAGGCGTTTCGTTTCTGACGGTTCCAGCTTGAACCGTGGGACTGATAACCACGGAAAAGCACTGATAGGAGGTGTTATCAATGAACATCAACGATTCTCAGATCCAGATGACGCTGGACCTGGACACGCATCTGACGGAGCGTTTCCGGTCGGCCAAGGAAGCGATGGCCGCGGGCGTGTATGGGCGCGGCCTCAAGCGCTGCGCTGCCGATCTCGACGTGGCGCCGGGCAATTTGTCGGTGATGCTCTCCGGCGATGGCCAGCGGCATCTGGATGTCGATCTGCTCGAGCGCTACGTCGAGACGACCGGCGATCGCACCCCGATCTATTACCTGGTCGCCAAGCACTGCGGCGACAGCAGCGCGGCGCGCGACGAGGCTGTCGAGCGCGTGCAGGCCATGCTCGCCGAGCTGCCGCAGCTGCTGGCAAGCGTGGGCGCCAAGGGCAAGCGGGGAGGGCGCTGACCATGGCCGACTTCGCAGACCTCGGCGCCGATCGTGAGGAGCGCGACCGCGCGCTTGCGCTGAAGGTGCGGGCGCCTGAAGGCCCGTCGGCGACAGGCATGTGCTTGTGCTGCGGCGAGCTGCTGGCCGACGGGCTGCGGTGGTGCGACGCCGAGTGCCGCGATACGTGGCAGGCCGAGCAGAAGGTGGGGCGCTGAAGTGATGGCCGCACCCGAGATCGACATCGACCGCATCCCCGCCGCGCTGCGTGAGCGCGCGCAGTGGCTGGTGTGGCGATTCGTGAAGAAGGCAGGCGCGGCAAAGCCAAGCAAGATGCCGTATTACGCCAACGGCCATCTGCGTGGATGGCCGAATGGGCAGCCGCCAAAAGGGGCGGACGGTAAAAGGAAGCCGACGCCCGATCAGCCGCAGGTGGACCAGGGTGACCCCCGCGATCGTGCTGAGCTGGTGAGCTTCGATGCGGCTCTTGCCGCATTGCACGATGACCGATGGGCCGGGCTCGGCTTCGCCTTCCTGCCCGGCGACGGCCTGATCGGCATCGACCTCGACAACGTCATCGACGCCGAGACAGGCGAGGTGCAGGAGCGTGCCGCCGGCATCATCGCCGCGTGCGACAGCTTCACCGAGTTCTCGCCCTCGGGCCGTGGCGTGCATATCTACTGCTTCGGCGAGGCCAAGAGCCACAAGAGCAACGAGATCGGCGTGGAGATGTTCTGCGGCCGGCAGTTTTTCACGGTGACCGGACGCCAGTTTCCGGGGTCGCCGGATGTGGTCACGGCAATTCGCCCTGCGGTGGTCGAGCGCTTGCACCAGGTGATCGACGAGGCGCGCGGAAAGCATCGCGCTACCGGGTCGAGCGCGCCGGCGCGGCAGCCAGTCGAAGGCCAGTACGAGAGCGGGCTGGAGGAGCGTTCGTTCTTCGCCCGGGTGAATTCCAAGGCGCTGCACAACCTGGCCGCCTGGGTGCCGGCGCTGCTGCCCAAAGCGCAGCCGTACAAAGACGGGTTCCGCGTCAGCTCGGCAGACCTTGGGCGCGATCTGCAGGAAGACCTGTCGATGGTGCCCGAGGGCATCTTCGACTTTGGGACCGAGCGCGGCAAGACGGCGATCGATCTTGTCCTTGAGTGGGGCGCCCCGACGAAACCGCTGGAGGCTGCCGAGTGGCTTTGCGCGCACTTGGGCATCGACCCCGCGAGCATCGGCGGAAAGCGCAAGCGCACCCGCAAAGCGGGCCCCACACCCTCGAGCAGGGGCGCAGCCGAGCCGAGCATGCAAGCACCGTCCGCCTCGATGGATGAGCCGCCCGAGTGGCTCATGGACGGTCCGCCCGTCGATGATCTGATGCACTTCGTGCATGACTCGGCCGACTTCAATTCCCAGTTCCGCCGCAACGACAAGGGCAACATCCAGCCGAGCCTGTACAACACGCTGCACGTGCTGGAGGGCGATCCGCTGTGGCGCGGGGTGCTCGGCTTCAATCAGTTCAGCTACCGCATCGTCAAGCGCCGCATGCCGCCCGTGCTGCCGGCGACCGATGGCGAGTGGGCAGACATCGATGACGTGCGCCTGCAGGTGTATCTGACGAAGACGTACAGCTTCGAGCCCAAGAAAACCACGGTGATGGATGCCGTGATGCAGGTGGCGCACGCCGCGCCTTTCCACCCGGTGCGCGAGTATCTCGACGCGCTGGTGTGGGACGGAACGCCGCGCCTGGTCACGCTGCTGTCCGACTGCTGGGGCGCGCTTTCCACCGCCGGCTCGGCTGCGCTCCGGCGCGAGGATCCGGGCGCGCATCGGCGGCTGGGCAAGTACCTCGAGCTGGCGGGCGTGAAGTGGCTGGTGGGCGCTGTGGCGCGCATCTACAAGCCCGGCTGCAAGCTCGACACGATGCTGGTGCTCGAAGGCGGGCAGGGCGACTTCAAGTCCACTTCGATCCGGGCGCTGTTCGGCGACGAGTGGTTCAGCGATTCCAAGCTGACCATCGGCGACAAGGATGCGCTCGCCCAGATGCAGGGCAAATGGGCCTACGAGATGGCCGAGATGGACGCGCACCGCAAGGCCGACGACACCGCGTTCAAGCAGTTCCTGACCACGCAGGTGGACCGCGTGCGCTGGCACTACGGCAAGCGCGCCGAGGACGTGCCGCGCCAGTGCATCTTCGTGGGCACGACCAACATGGAGCAGTACGGCAAGGACGAGACCGGCATGCGCCGCGTGTGGCCCTTCGAGGTCGGCTTCGTGGATCTGGACAAGATCCGCAGCCAGCGAGACCAGCTGTGGGCGGAGTCGGTGTCGCTGTTCCGCCAGGGCGTGACGTGGTGGGTGGATAAGCGCGTGTTCGTGCTGGAGCCCGACGAGGAGCCGCTGATCGACCGGCCGTGGAGCGAGTTCGAGCTGTTCCAGGAGCAGGGCGATCACCGCCAGAACGTCGATGCCTGGGAGGAGCCGATCCTCAAGTTCATCGCCGACAACAACAAGCTGCCGTACTACACGACGGCCCAGATCATGGGCGGGGCGCTGCTGTTGGATAAGGCGCGATGGACGCCCCTGGAGCAGAAACGGGTGGCGGCTATCCTGCGCCGGCTTGGGTTCAAGGTCAAGAAGGTCGGGCCGAAGAACGCGCGGGTGAATGGCTGGGTGCGCGAAGAAGACCAGGGAGAGGCAGCCGATGTGCCGCTTTGAGCTCGCCGCGGAATTCCAGTGGACACCGCAAACCCGCGCCGTTGCTGGTGGTGTCCACTGGACTGTTTCTAGTGGACACCTTGCCGGACACCGCAAAGCCAGTGCCGGCGCGGGGTTTGCCATTGGTGTCCGGGTGTCCACCAGAAAACGCAGGCTCTCTCACGCGTGCGTGCGCGCACATGCGCAACTTTTTACACACGTTTCTAGTGGACACCTGGACACCTCCAGTATTGGCGCTGGGTTGCGGTGTCCACTGGAATCGAAATACGTGGACACCCAGTGGACACCGTCCTTTTCTGATGGACACCAGGAGCCGAGCATGAGCAACAAGCCGATGCGGGCAGTGATGCCCGAGGTTGCCGCCTTCGTGGATGCCTTCCGCGATGCCGGCCTGACCGACGACGAGGCCATAAAGCGCGGAATGCGTGAGGGCGGTTTCCATGCCCGCGAGAACGGACACTCGATCGGCAAGCCGATCGAGTGGGAAAGCGGGGTGCAGCCTGTGCTTCCGCTTGAAGCGGAATCGCGCCTTGCTGACCTGTGGTGGAAGAGGGGGAATGCGTGATGGTGGGGAGGAGCCGCATGTCGCGGGTCCTCCCCAGCGAGCTCGCGCAAGGGGACGTAGAGGCTCGATCTTTCTCTAGTCACGAGCCATTCATAAGGGGGTTATGTGATTGATCTTTCAGCACAATTGAAGCAATCGGATTTCGGGGCGCTGGTTGGCGTGTCGCAGCCGGCGGTGTCCGATTTGCTCGCTCGCGGTGTGCTGACGGATGGCGAGTCGGGAGGCGTGTGGCTGAAGCAGTATTGCCGGCATCTGCGCGAGATCGCTGCGGGCCGCGCAACGAATGGCGACCTCGACCTCGCCACCGAACGCGCCCGCCTCGCCAAGGAGCAAGCCGACAAGGTCGCCATGCACAACGCCGTCACCCGCGGCGAGCTCGCGCCAGTCGCCGCGATGGAAGCAGTGCTCGCCACGGTCGGCACCCGCGTGGGCAAGATCCTCGACACCATCCCCGGCCTCGTTCGTCGGCGCGTGCCGGGCATCGGCTCGGACGTGATCGAGCACATCACCGCCGACATCGCCAAGTGCCGCAACATGGCCGCCGCGATGACACTGGCCAGCCTCGAGCAAGAAGACGACGACGCCGAAGCCGACGCCATCGAGCAGCCCGCCCCCGACGACGCCGAAGCCGACGCCATCGAGCAGCCCGCCCCCGACGAGGCCGATGCCGCATGAGCGACCTGTCGCAGATCCAGCTCGTGATGGCCGATGCCCGATCGCAGATCGAGCAGGCGCTCGCGCGCGGTCTGCGTGCCTGGGGCAAGCCCGAGCCGCTCTCGCTCGAAGAGTGGTCGCGCCAGCACTTCTACCTGTCCGCCGAGTCGTCCTACGTCGAGCAGGCCTGGACGCCATGGACCTTTCAGCGCGGCATCCTCGCCTGCATGTCCAACGACGACATCTACGAGGTGACCTTCAAGAAGTCCGCGCGCGTCGGCTACACCAAGATGCTGCTCGCCTTCCTGCTCTACAACGCGCACCACCGCCGCCGCAACCAGATCCTCTGGCAGCCCACCGACGAAGACCGCGACGAGTTCGTCAAGACCGAGCTCGAGCCCGCCCTGCGCGACATCGAGGTCATGCGCGACGTGCTGCCCAGCGTGCATTCGCGCAGCAAGGACAACACGCTGCAGGCGAAAAAGTTCGTCGGCTCAATCCTGCACACCAAAGGCGGCAAGGCCGCCAAGAACTACCGCCGCGTCTCCACCGACGTGGCCGTCTGGGACGAGCTTTCCGCATTCGATAACGACATCGAGAAGGAAGGCGACCCATTCACGATCGGCAGCAAGCGCGTAGAAGGCGCCACGTTTCCAAAGTGCATCTCCGGCAGCACCCCCAAGCAAAAAGGTGTCTGCCTGATCGACGCCCGCTACACCGTCGCCGACGAGCGCATGAGCTACCAGGTGCCGTGCCCGCACTGCGGCGAGCGCCACGCGATCACATGGGGCGGCAAAGACGAGCCGCACGGAATGAAGTGGGACCGCGAAACGCGCAACCCCGAAACCATCCGCCACCTGTGCCCGCACTGCGGCGTGCTGATCAGCCAGGCCGAATACCTCGTCGTCGAGTCGCAGGGCGTCTGGATCAACGAAGACGGCACGCTGTGGCTACACGTCGACGGCCGCTTCACCCGTCCCGACGGCACACCCGCACAAGCCCCGCGCCACATCGCCTTCCACGTCTGGACTGCCTACAGCCCCGCGGTGCCGTGGTCGCAGATCCTGCGCGAGTTCTTCGCCGCGCTCGAAAAGATGGAGCAGGGCGACGACACGAAGATGAAGGCGTGGGTCAATACGACTCGCGGCGAGACATGGGAAGGCGAGATCGAGCGCACTGACGCCGACGAGCTCAAGCAGCGCGCCGAGCCGTTCAAGCTCAAGATCCTGCCGCGCGACTGCCTGCTGCTGCTCTGCGGATGCGACACCCAAGGCAACCGCATCGAAGCGCAAGTGTGGGGCTACGGCATCGGCGGGCAGATGTGGACCGTCGATCACCGCGTGTTCTTCGGCAACCCGGCGCAGGAAGAAGTGTGGCAGGAGCTCGAGGACTTCCTTCTGGGCGAGGCCTACCAGCACGCCAGCGGCACCACCCAGCACATCTACGCCAGCGCGATAGACTCCGGCGGACATCACGCCGATGCTGTCTATGCGTTCGCCCACAAGCACCGCGCGCGCCGCGTGCATGCCGTCAAAGGCTCATCCGGCGCGGAGCGCTCGATCGAGAACGGAAACACCAAGGTGTCATTCAACTGGAAGGGGCGCCGCGAGAAGAACGGCGCCGTGCTGTGGATGGTCGGCACCAACCTCGCCAAGGACCGTCTGGCCGCGCGAATGGAAGTCACCCAGCCCGGCCCCGGCTACGTCCATCTCTCCAGCGAAAATACAGACGAATGGTTCCGCCAGCTCGCCGCCGAGGACCGCGTCACGATTCGCGGCCAGTACGGCACCACCACCCGATGGGTGCCTAACCGCAAGCGCAACGAGGTCATCGATATGACCGCCTACACGATCTGGCTCGAAGAGCGGCTCGACCTGTGGTCCCCCAAAAAGCGCAAGTGGTGGGACGAGCTCGAGCAGCAGGTACAGCCGGCAATCGATGACCTGTTCAACGCCCCGTCGCGCGCTGCCGTGCAGACGCCTGCGCCGCCGCCCCCCGCCGATCCCGCGCACGTCCGGGCCATCCCGCATTCCACCACCGCCACCCACCGCCTCGCAAAATCCGACTGGAGCAGCCGCCTATGACCGCCCCCGCCCAGCAGGCCGCCACCCTGGCCGACGTGTTCACCGACGTGCTCACGCGCGAGCTGCGCCTGCCGCAATCCATCGCCGAGACCCTGGCCGACGCGCTCATCCTCGGCGCGGCCCGGCTCGGCCACGGCGGCACGTCCTACCCGCTGTACACCCTCGACACGCTCACCCGCGACAATGTCGCCGCGCGCGTGCGCGCCGAGTACAACGGCCGCAACGTGCAGCTGCTCGCCCGACGCTACGGCAAAAGCCGATCGACCATTTACCGCATCCTGCGCCGCCACGAACAGGAATAAACATGCAACCCATCGACTGCAAGTGTTTCAGCCACGGCGTTTGCACGCACCAAGCAGCGCCTCGCCGGCTATTCGGAGCGGCGCACTGCATTTTGGAGTTCCCATTGAGCGACGATCGCATCATCAGGGGATGCGCGCTCAGGGTGTCGCGCGGGCAGCGTCCTCCGCCGCCGCCTCCGCCTCCACCGCTCAGAATCATTCGAGAGGGGGTAAGCGTTTCTCAAGAGCACAGCCCGTGTCTCCCGCCTGGGGACGAATAACTGTCGCATCACCGGGTAACGCTGCAACACCCGCCCGCGTACTTTCGTCGCATCAGCCTCTACCCGTGCGCCGCGCCTCATGCCCTCTGTCGCCGAAACCCGCCTCGCCGCC